AATGGAGCAGAAGATTCACCTGATAAACAAGCAGATTTGAAACTTAAAAAAAGACAAGCTAAAATATTACGAGCAGAGATAACCTCTCTTTATAATGCGTATGCCGATGCAGCAGAAAAACATTATATAGAAAACATGCTTAGTCCCGAAACAAGACAAGCTCGGGAAGAAGAGCAAAAAAGATCCATCAATCAACTTATTCGCAACCTCAACTTCTAATTAATCATGGCAACTAACACAACAAACTCTTTTACCAATCACACTGGTAATAATACAGCTGGTCCGTTTTCTATATCTTTTGATTACTTAGCTGAGTCAGAAGTAGTAGTAACTGTTGCTGGAGTAACTAAAACTCAAACAACTCATTATACCTTCCCTAGTGCAACAACTATATCGTTTACCTCTGGTAATCATCCGGCTAATGGTGCAGCGATTAAATTCCAACGTAATACAAGTGTTAGTAGTAAGAAAGTAGATTTCCAAGATGGAAGTGTTCTTACTGAAGAAGACCTAGATAAAAATACGAATCAACTCTTATATGGTTTCCAAGAGTTTTTAGATGATGCACCAATTACTGAAGCTGATTTATTAGATGAAGATAATATGGCTAGTAACTCAGCTACAAAGGCTGCTACTCAACAGTCAATTAAAGCTTATGTAGATGCTAGTTCTGGAGTTACAAACCTAAGCTATACAGCAGGTACTAGAGAACTTGCAAGTAGTAGTGGTTCAAACGTTAATTTACCGGAAGCAACAACAAGCAATGCCGGATTACAATCTAGTTCTGATAAAACTAAGTTAGATGGTATAGAAACTAGTGCAACAGCAGATCAAACAGCAGCAGAAATAAGAACCTTAGTTGAATCAGCTACTGATAGTAATGTTTTTACAGATGCTGATCATACAAAACTAAACGCTATAGAAGCTTCAGCTACTGCAGATCAAACAGGAGCAGAAATCAAAACTGCTTATGAAGCTGAATCAGATACTAATGCTTATACAGATGCAGAAAAAACAAAGCTTAGTGGTATAGCTGCTTCTGCTAATAACTATTCAATATCTTCTGATTTATTAGATGAAGATAATATGGCTAGTAATTCTGCTACTAAAGTACCTAGTCAACAATCAGTAAAAGCTTATGTTGATGCTAATAGTGGTGGAAGTGGTTCTACAAACTTAAGTGCTACTGCAAACGGTACTTCTTTAACTGTTGAATCTAGTTCTGGTAATAACGTAAGTCTTCCAGCTGCTACTACTTCTGCTTGGGGAGTAATGAGTGATGATGATAAAACAAAATTAGATGGTATTGAAGCTAATGCTACTGCTGATCAAACAGGAGCACAGATAAAAACTGCTTATGAAGCTGAATCAGATACTAATGCTTATACAGATGCAGAGAAGACCAAATTATCTGGAATAGAAGCTAATGCTACTGCTGATCAAACTAATGCTGAAATAAGAGCTGCAGTTGAAGCCGCTACAGATTCTAATGTATTCACTGATGCTGATCACTCTAAACTAAATGCAATTGAAGCTAGTGCAGACGTAACTGACGCAACAAATGTCAACGCAGCAGGTGCTGTGATGAACTCTGATCTTGCTACTAAAGGTCAGATTTTAGTAGGAGATGGTTCAGGTGATCCTTCTGCTTTAAGTGTAGGAACTAATAATTATGTATTAACAGCTGATAGCTCAGAAGCTACTGGTATTAAATGGGCTGCTGCTTCTGGTGGTGTTACTTCTGACGTATCTAATTACAACACTTCTGTTGGCTCAGGTGCTGGAGCTAGTTTTAGTGGTGACGATGCTAAATACAATAGTTTATTCGGAGCTGACGCAGGTAATGACATAACAACAGGAGATTATAACTCTGCATTTGGTTTCTTCTCTTTAACAAAAGTTACAACAGCAAATAATAATACTGGATTTGGAGCATCAACGCTTCGTCAAACAGTTACAGGAGCAAGTAATACGGCTGTAGGAAATTCTGCTTTAGAAAATAACACGGCAAGTGATAACACAGCCGTTGGTCATCAAGCATTGTTTGTAAATACATCAGGAAACGGTAATGCAGCTGTTGGTTATCAAGCTTTAAAAGCTAATACGACTGGAGCTGACAATACAGTATTAGGTTATCAAGCTGGTGATTCTATTACTACAGGATCTAATAATTTGTGCCTTGGTTATGGAGCAGATGCGAGTGCAGTTGATGCAACTAATGAAATAACTCTTGGTAATACGTCTGTTACTAAGTTCAGAATACCTGGTCTTAACTTCAGCCTTAAAGATACAACGGCTACTGATAACTACGTCTTAACTGTTGATGCTAACGGAGATTGCGGTTGGGAGGCTGCTGCTTCTGGTGGTGGAGCCTCTACTGGTGAAACTTACGTTAAACTTTATAACGACAGTGCTGCTGCTTCTGATACTGGAGCCACTACTGTTGCGGGTTATCAAGCTGGAAATTCTTTAGCTAATGATGGAAAAGAAAATACATTTTATGGTTTTGAAGCTGGTAAGGACACAACTACTGGAGAGGCTAATACATATATTGGACATGCTGCTGGTAACGCTGGTCAAACAAATAGCGGTAATACGGCTGTTGGTAGAAATGCTTTAGCTTCTAATACCGCTGTATATAATACTGCAGTTGGTACATATGCTCTGGATGCAGCAACTACAGGCGGAAGCAATACGGCATTGGGAGCTCACGCTTTATCATCTCAGACTTCAGGAGTTAATAATGTAGCGATTGGTCGTTATGCTGGTGGTAGTAGTACGACTGGTAAGGAAAGTGTTTATATCGGCTATAACGCTGGTAAAAGTATTACTTCTGAAGATGCTAATGTTGCTATAGGGTTTGAAGGTTATAAAGATGGAACAGGAGAACAGAATACCTTAGTAGGTAATAAAGCTGGTGAAGCTGCTGCTTATAGTGGAGACAATAATACTTGTATAGGAAATGAAGCAAATCCTTCGGCCGCTGGAGTATCTAACGAAATAACTTTAGGTAATACGTCTGTTACTAAGTTCAGAATACCTGGACTTAACTTTAGTATTAAGGACTCAACAGCTACTGATAACTACGTTTTAACAGTCGATGCTAACGGTGATGCAGGTTGGGAAGCTGCCGCTGGTGGTTTATCTTCTGATGCTCAAGAAAACTTAGTAGCAGGAAGTGGTGCTGGTTCTAGTCTTACTGCTTCAAGTGTCAAAAACGTTTTATTAGGTGTTAATGCT